CTATCGAGTGGGTGAGGCAAAAGGAAGTCATGCGAGAGAGACAAGAGAAACTAGGTGCTATTCAGTCTGAACAGCAACGACTCTCTCAAGTGTCCCAGTATGAGCAGCAGCGAGCCATGGAAGCCCAACTTGCAAGCCAGCAAGAAGCTCTCTTGGCAGCTTTACCTGATTGGAAAGACCCCAAGAAGGCAAAGGCCGAAAAGGCGCTGGTGATTGAGTCTGCGAAGGCAGCAGGCTTTACCGATGAAGACTTGAAAAGCGTTTACGACCACCGACTGGTTTTACTGCTGCGTAAAGCAGCATTGTTTGATCAGATGGTAAGTAAGCGCCAAGGCATTAAGCCTGTGGTGAACAATGGCCCACGAACAGCCAAGCCTGGTGCAGCTGGTCGGGTTTCGACAACAACTGAGAGTGTGCGAGCAAAGCAGCGTCTTGCAAAAACTGGTCGCATCGATGATGCGGCTTCTGCAATTGAACATTTATTGAAATGAGGAAATTATGGCTATCGTAAGTAATACATTTCTGACTTACTCTGCAAAGGGTATTCGGGAAGATTTGAGCAATATCATCACAAATATTGCACCAGAAGAAACGCCTTATATGTCAAACATTGGCCGTGAAAACGTGTCCAACGCATTGTTTGAATATCAGACCGATACATTGGCCGCAGCTGCTGCCAATGCCCAGTTAGAGGGTGACGATGTTGCATCGTTTGACTCTGTGACTGCTACTGTGCGTATGCAAAACTATGCGCAGATTTCACGCAAGACAATCATCTTGTCAGCTACTGAAGAAGTGGTCAACAAGGCAGGGCGTCGCAGTGAACTGGCCTACCAAATCGCGAAGCGTGGCGCGGAATTACGTCGCGACCAAGAATTCGTGATGTTGAATGGCGGTGTTGCTGTTGCTGGTGATTCGACCACAGCTCGCGTGACTGCTTCTTTGAACGCGTTTATTAAGACAAACACCGACAAAGGTTCTAGCGGTGCTGATCCATCTTACACAACGCTGCCAAACAGCGCCCGTACAGATGGCACAGTGCGCACATTCACTGAAACCATTCTTAAGAATGTGATTCAGAAAGTGTGGACACAAGGTGGTACACCTAAGATTTTGATGTGCGGTCCTGTTAACAAACAGCGCGTGTCATCTTTCACTGGTATTGCTTCCAGCCGTTTCAACATTGATGGTGGTGCAAAGCCTGCCACATTGGTCGGTGCAGTTGACATTTATGTCTCTGACTTTGGCAATGTGCAAGTGATTGCAAACCGCTTCCAGCGTGAACGCGATGCATGGGTTATTGATCCTGATTACGCCAAGATGACTGTGCTGCGCCCTTACCAGCAAGTCGAATTGGCCAAGACTGGCGATGCTGAAAAGCGTATGCTGATCGTGGAATGGGGTCACAAAGTATTGGCTGAAAATGCCCATGGTTTGGCTGCTGACTTGATCACTTCTTAATCGAAGCAAACTCAAAGGGCCAGGGAAACTTGGCCCTTTTTTTAACATGATTCACAAAAGACTATTTAGCGAAAACAAAGATCAAGGCATCAAGCGCATCTGGCATGAGAATGCTGATACTGGCGATGTGACCATTGAGACCCAACAAGATGTCACAGCGGTGATTGAGGCCAACAAGGCCATCTATAACGCTGTGGATGAGAAAGCCAACTGGACTGGTGAGTGGCACTTGGTGGCATCCATCCCCGAATCCCTTTATTACAAGATGAAGGCCGAGGGCAAGATCGATGACCAGGAGTACATGAAAAAATGGCTCAACGATTCCGACAATAAATTTTTTAGAACACGCCCTGGACAAGTATGAATTACATTGCAGTCTGCACACCGGCCCGTGATCAGGTCCACACAAATTACACATATTGCATGGTCAATATGGTGGCTTATCACACACTCAACACTGAAGACGCTATCAGTCTGAAATTGATGCAAGGCACGATCATTCAAAACCAAAGGGCTGATCTTTGCTTGGATGCCATGGCTGAAGGCTGCACCCACATTCTTTTCATTGACTCGGATATGACGTTCCCCCAGGACATGGTCCAGCGGCTGCTCAAGCACGACAAAGAGATTGTGGCTGCCAACTGTGCCAGACGCAGAATGCCCACTGGCCCAACTGCCCAAAACTATGACGAAAATGGCAAGCGCCAGGCGGTCTACACCATGCCAGAATCCACTGGACTAGAAGAGGTGGGAAGCATTGGCACTGGCATAATGCTGATCAAGCGCGAGGTGTTTGAGGGCATGAGCGAGCCATGGTTTGATATGCCATGGCAGACCACACGGGGCTACATGGGAGAAGATGTGTTCTTTTGTAAGAAAGCTCAAGAGCTGGGTTACAAGGTCTACATCGACCATGACGTTTCAAAGGAAATTGGCCACATTGGCACGTTTGAATTTCGCCATGAACACACTTGGATTGTGAAAGAAGAGATGGAAAAAGAGGCCCAATAATGGCACTGACAACCTACGCAGAACTGAAGACATCCATTGGCGACTGGCTTAATCGGTCGGACCTGACTTCTGTCATTCCTGACTTTATCTCTCTGGCCGAGGCTCAAGTTGAGCGAACACTGCGCACCAGGCAGATGATCGTCAGGGCCAATGCGTCTTTTGATGCGCAATATGGCGCTGTGCCAAGCGACTTTCTTGAGACCAAATCTTTAAAGCTCACAAGTACAAACCCCCAGACCCCATTGCAATTTTTGAGCATTGATGCCTTGGACAATGAGGCGACTAATTACACTGGCAGTGGCAAGCCCAAATTCTTTGGTGTGGTCGGTGGCCAATTCCGCATTGTCCCGACACCAGACGCAAACTACACGACCGAGCTGACCTATTACGCAAAGTTGGCAAAGTTATCAAATGCCAACACTAGCAATTGGCTTTTGACGGCAAACCCCGACATTTATCTTTATGGCGCCTTACTCCAGGCTGCCCCATACTTGCAAGATGATGCGAGAATCCAGACATGGGCAACGCTCTATGAGCGAGCCTTAAATGACGCGCAAACTGCCGATGATCGCGGTGCATCTTCTGGTGGTGCATTACTGACCCGTGCAAAGACTTTTGGATAAGGACTAGACCATGTCATCTTTTAGCGACTACACCGAAAACCTAGTTTTGAATTTTCTATTTACAACGAACACGGCCACGCGCCCTACTGCTTGGTATGTTGGCCTTTTCACGGCTGCACCCAGTGACACGGGTGGCGGCACTGAGGTGTCTGGCAGTGGCTACGCACGGGTAGTGACTGGCACGATCTCCGGCTCTGGCACGGCCACGACATTCACCAATGCAGCGGCCATCGAGTTTGCAGCTGCCAGCGGTGGAAACTGGGGATCAGTCGGCTGGGCCGGCATCTTTGATGCAAGCACATCAGGCAATCTTTTAGCCTGGGCGCCATTGACCACAGCGCGCACCATCAATGATGGCGATGTCTTGCGCATTCCAGCCACATCCTTGAGCATCACTTTGGCCTGATATGGCAGCCTATGGATCGGGGAATTTTGGTGTTGGCCAATACTCTGATCCGAGGGTAGGCTATGGCTACGGCTCTTACGGCAAGGGCAACTACTCCAGAGGCACATTTGAGCCTCAAATAATTATTTCAGACACCAGCACCATGGCGGTGTCTGGTAGAACTGTATCAAACGCCCAATTTGAGATTTTTGACCAGTCCACTATGGCGGTGGCTGCCGTCAGGTATGTGTCTGCTGCAATAGCAATTACATCCACCAGCACAATGGTGGTCAATGCCAATAAGACATTAAGTGGCGCTTTCTCAATAACTGGCACAAGCACCATGGCCGTGGCGGCCAATAGGCTGACAACTGCATCAGCCGCAATCAGCGACACAAGCACCATGGCCGTGGCTGGGGTGCGTTATGCGGTGGGTGCAGCCGCCATCAGTGATACTAGCACCATGGCGGTGGCTGGCCTCAGATACGCCATTGGCGCGGCCAGCGTCATAGACACATCGACACTGACAGTCGGCACAAGTATTCTTGGCAATTCCGGCTTTGCCATTATTGGCACAAGCACTTTGGCGGTGAATGCGCAGCGCAGGCAGCCTGGTGCAATTGCATTTACAGAATCGTCATCCATGGCGGTCAATGCAAGACTAAAATGGGTAGCAGAAAGTGACACGGCAGAATCTTGGGGTGCAATCTCTGATAATTCAGAAACATGGACACCGATCTCTGACCAGTCAGAAACATGGGATGCAATTAGTGATTCAAGTGAAACTTGGACTCCAATTGCTGATAATAGTGAATCTTGGCAAATTGCCGCATGAGGTGAAAAATGGCTGATACAACCACCACGAATCTATTGCTGACCAAACCCGAAGTTGGTGCATCCACCGACACTTGGGGAACGAAGATCAATTCAGACCTAGATAGCATTGACGCATTGTTTGATGCCGGCCCAGTGCTGAAGGTCGCAAAGGGTGGCACGGGTGGCGCTACTGCATCAGCAGCCAGGACAGCGCTTGGCGTGGCCATTGGTACTGATGTGCTGGCCTATGACTCCAACTTGCAGAGCTTTGTCACGGCATTCACACTGCCCACAGCTGACAGCACTGCTAATTTTGTTTTGAAGACAAACGGCTCTGGGACATTGGGTTTTGCAGCAGCTGCTGCGGGTGATGCTGTACTGTCAGCAGATCAGACCTTTACAGGAACAAACACATTTTCAGGCTCTAGCAGCAAAACAGCCATTGTTCTAAACGATGCAGCAGAGGTGGCTACAGTATCTGCAACTGCTGCTACTGGCACGATTGCTTACGATATTACCACTCAGTCTGTTCTCTATTACACAAGTAACGCAAGTGCTAACTGGACTGTTAACTTCAGAGGCTCTAGCGGTACATCATTAAACACTTTGATGTCTACAGGTCAATCAATGACTGTGGCTTTCTTGGTGACTCAAGGCTCTACGGCTTACTACAACTCTGCTGTGCAAGTGGATGGCACTACATCTGGAGTTACGACAAGGTGGTTAGGTGGTGCGCCTACTGCGGGAAATGCAAGTGGCATTGATAGCTATCGTTATTTGATTATCAAGACAGGTAGTGCGACTTTCACAGTCTTGGCAAGCAACACACAATTTAAGGCTTAAACCATGCCATTACAAGCAACTTCTGGTGCTGCTAGTTACGATGCCTTTGGTGGTGGTGTTCCTGCTGTAACTAACTACATTGAAGATGTGTTTAGCACATGGCTTTACACAGGAAATAGTGACACACAAACTATTACCAATGGTGTTGATTTGTCCACTAAAGGTGGAATGGTTTGGATTAAAGCAAGACAGCAAACAGATGGGTCAACTTCACCTATTGCTGAACATGGGATATGGGATACAGCTAGAGGCGTTGGAACAAGTGGCTCTGTAAATAAGGCAATTCAAAGCAATTCAAACCTTGCGCAAAATTTAGGATGGACTGATGCTGACTATATTTCAGCATTTAATACAACTGGATTTACTGTTCAAAATGCTGGTGGAACTACTGAACATCGAATTGCTAATCATGGGTTTCAAAACTATGTTTCATGGGCATTCCGCAAACAACCAAAGTTTTTTGATGTTGTGACTTATACAGGTGACGGGACAGGAGGTTCTCGTCAAGTAGCGCATAATCTTGGTTCAACACCTGGCTGTGTTTTTATAAAAAGAACAGATGCCTCTGGAGATTGGATGGGTTTTCATAGAGGTACAGGCGCAACAAATTCAGCAATAGCAGAATTATCTTTAAATTTATCAACTGCACCTGTTTCTGGTGCTGCATTTTCTCAATCACTTGTTACATCTACATATTTTATTGCTGGAGATATTCAGTCTGCTGATGGAGGTGTTAGCGCAAATGCAAGTGGTGCAACCTATGTAGCCTACTTATTCGCCCACAACGCAGGAGGCTTTGGCCTGACTGGTACAGACAATGTGATTTCGTGTGGGTCGTTTACAACGGACGGCTCTGGTAATTTTTCAGTTAACCTTGGATGGGAGCCTCAGTGGGTTTTATTTAAAGCAATAAATTCTCCTTTAGGTTGGAATCTTTATGACAATATGCGAGGTATGCCAGCATCAAGTGGATATGTATCATCGCGAAGATTAGTACCAAACTCCCCTAATGCAGAATCAACACAGTCATCACCAAATGGCATTGGCGTAAGTTCAACTGGCTTTTCTGGCAATCCTGCGGCAAATAATATTACTTTCATCTACATAGCCATTCGTAGAGGCCCAATGAAAGTGCCTACAAGTGGGACTAGTGTGTTTGGTTTATCTGCTAGAACTGGTACTGGTGCAAATGCAACTGTTACAGGTGGTTCTGGCGTTTCTGATACTGTTCTAATAAAAAATCGTGGTTCAGCGGTAGCTTCTTTATTTTCCGCAAGACTTACAGGCACTAGCTATCTTGTTACATCATCTACAGCGGCACAGGTGGCGGCAGGGACAACCATTCTTCAAGCAAATCCTTGGGATGTCATGGATGGTGTCAAAGTTGGTACAACATCAACAATTACAAATGCAACCTCAAACACATACATAAACTATTTGTTTGACCGTGCCCCTAGCTTCTTTGATGTGGTTTGTTATAGCGATGCGGCCAGTATCTCAACCCCCATACCACATAATTTAACTGTTGTTCCACAACTTGTAATTTACAAGAGAAGGGATAACACGGGGGCTTGGTTTACCGCCCAGAACGTGAGCGGGTATAGCTATGGCACGTTAAATACAACAGCCGCATTTATTGACCTCACGACGTTGCCTGCTTACACAAGCAGCGACATTTACCCACTAATATCAACCGGCAATATTGTCGCCTACCTTTTTGCAACTTGTGCGGGTGTTTCTAAAGTAGGCTCATACACAGGAACAGGAACAACACTTCAAGTTGATTGTGGATTTACAGCAGGGGCTAGGTTTGTTCTGATAAAACGCGCCGACAGCACTGGTGATTGGTACGTCTGGGACAGCTCACGGGGTATTATTGCGGGTGACGATCCTTATTGGCTGACTAACAGTAATGCTGCTGAAGTCACAAACACCGACTACATTGACACCTATAGCGCAGGGTTTGAGATTAGTTCAACTGCGCCATCTGCCATCAATGCAAGTGGTGGAACATTCATCTTTTTAGCAATTGCTTGAGGTAATTAAAATGCAAGTACGAATTCAATCAACAGGACAAGTCATGTACGAAAGTGAATTTCGTTCATACACAAAAGCCAATGGTGGCCCATCATGGGACATAACAACAACTGAAGTCTTAACTGCTTTGGGGGCTGATGTAGTCTTTGAAGGCCCACAAGCTACTGGCGGTACTGTTTATCAATACTCTCAAGCCTCTGGTGTTGAGCAAGTAGATGGTAAGTGGTACACCAAATATATCCTTGGCCCTGTGTTTACAGATACTACTGTTGAGGGCGTAACAACTACAGCCCTTGAGCATGAGACTGCCTACAAAGCCGCTAAAGATGCTGAACAGGCTAAGAGTGTTCGTGCTACCAGAGACACTAAGTTGTCTGAGACTGATTGGAGATTTCGTAGCGATATGACTCCATCACAAGCATGGAAAGACTACTGCCAAGCATTAAGAGATGTGCCTACTCAGGCTGGTTTCCCTTGGACTATTACTTGGCCTGATGCGCCATGACACAAGAAGTCACTCACGAACAAATCTACGAAAGACTGCTTGCAGTTGAAAATAAGGTAGATAGCATAGACAAGAACACAAGTGGTCTTGTAGAGGCTATAAAGGCTCTTGATGGGGCTTTTAAAGTCTTAGGTTGGGTAGCCTCTGCTGCCAAGCCTATTCTATGGGTGGGTGCGCTGATTATGGCTGCTGGTGCTGTTTGGCAGACTTGGATTAAAAAATGAGAGATTGGGCTGTGGCTTTTACTAGCGCAGTCCTTTTTTGCATTACTGTCGTCTGGTGTTTTTACATCATCGTTTGGGCTATGACGTGAAATGGGTGGCTGCACTTGTTTTAACCCTCGCACTTCAATCTACAGGAAAAGACTTATGTAGTGTGCGTGAGTTTTATGGGATAGCTTACACAATTCACAATCCATCAGAGCGTCATCAGCAAATGTCTGCTTGGCTTACAAACCATCAGCACTTATGCAAAAGTACCGACATGGTTGTAATTTGGAATAATCTATCTGAGTGGGCTGGTACTGCTGATAGTGCAGAGTTAAGACACAAAGTAATTATTGTTTATAAAAACGCACTTGAGAGAGAAAAGAAGTGATACAGATACACAAGTGGTATCCATTTGTGTTTCCAAATGCCTTTGATATTCGAGCCATTGCTGCTGAGAAAAGGGCTGAAAGGCTAGAGTTTGAATACAAGCAAGCGGTAGAGGCTGAAAAGGTTTGCAAAGCGGTTGATGCCTATGCCATTGAGCTATATGACAAGAGAGCAAGACAACACACTATTGAGCTGGGTATGTTTAAGAATCGAATTGATAAACTTGTTTAGGAGTTTCAAATGGAAGATGTAAAGGGAAAACTTACATTTACAGTAACTTTGATGGTGAGTGCGACACTTTGTTTATCGGTACTTGCAATGATGACTGCTTTTGTTCTTGGTCTGTGGGCTAAAGAAGTTGATAACGCTGAAATCTTTAAACTGTTAAGCCCTGCATTTCAGACGATTATTGGTGGATTTATTGGGTTATTGGCTGGTGTAAAACTGTCGCATGATGACGACAAGAAACATTGTAAAAGGGGTGACTAATGTTTGATATTCTTTCTGGTGGCCTTTTAGGCTCCATCTTTGGCGGTATTTTCCGCATGGCCCCAGAGGTCTTGAAATACTTTGACAAGGCCAATGAGCGCCAACACGAACTGAATATGTTTGCGCGCCAGTGCGACCTGGAGCAAATGCGCGGCCAAATGAAACTTGCAGAGATTGGCGCCCAACGTGAGGCAGCTGTCGATGTGGGTGTCATGGATGCCTTTAACAGCGCCATCCAGCAGCAGGCCGACATGGTCAAGGCAGCCGGTGGATGGGCCGCATCTTTATCCGCATCGGTCCGGCCCGTGGTCACATACTGGGTTTTGTTTGTGTGGAGCTTTATCCATGTCTGGTTTGCATGGAATGCCTGGCTTGCTGGCGCTCTTCCAATAGAAGTGTTCAAGACAATGATGACTCCAGACTTCTCGGCCTTACTGGCTGGGACAATCAATTTCTGGTTTCTTGATCGCACATTGGCCAAGAGGGGCTTATGAACTTAGAGCTGGCTGCTGCCCTTTGCCGCCAGTTTGAGGGCTATCGGGCCAAGCCCTATCTTTGCCCAGCTGGTGTGGCCACCATTGGCTATGGATCGACCTATTACGCTGACAAGCGCAAGGTGACATTGGAAGACCCACCAATGGATGAGCCAACGGCCAGAGCTTTGCTGATGATTGAACTGGAGCATACCTATCTGCCAGGGGCATTAAGGAACTGCCCCGTATTGGCCACAGACGAAAGAAAGTGCAATGCCATTGTTGACTTCTGCTACAACTTAGGCATTGGCCGGCTCCAGACATCCACTTTAAAGAGAAAAATCAATGCCGGTGACTGGGAAGGCGCTCAAGAGCAGCTCATGCTCTGGACCAAGGGTGGGGGCAAAGTTTTACCTGGTCTATTGAAGCGCAGAAAAGCTGAGTGCTTGCTTTTAAATTAAATTGACATAAAAGTCATATAAGGTGTTGATATGTCAAACATTCCTACACCAGAAGACTCAGCGCTTTTTGCACAAAGTGTGCGGAAATGGCAGCAGCTGCTTAATCTTGGCGACTGGCGTATCGAGAAGGGATTGAAGCCTGCAAAGAATGCCATGGCTTCAGTGGAATTCAATGAAGGGGCCAGACTGGCCACATATCGTTTGGGTGACTTTGGTGCTGAAAAGATCACCCCAGAATCTTTAGACCAGACGGCCCTGCATGAATTGCTTCATGTCTTTTTGCATGACCTCATGACTGTGGCTCAAGACCCTAAGTCATCTCAGGATGAGATTGAGGCTCAAGAGCATAGGGTGGTCAATCTGCTTGAAAAAATACTCTTTAAGGATTCCAATGGGCGCTCATAACGAAACTTGCACAGACATGGAATTTATCCAGCTGTGGGGTCAACTTCAATCTGCCCAAAAAATGGCAGATCATCTTGGAATCAATACCAGGGCAGTCCATCTACGCAGAAGGTGGATTGAAAAAGAATACAACATGACCCTCAATGCCAAAGACCATAGAGGTGATTTGTATAACAATCTATTCCCTCTCTTC